AAACAAAAAGAAGAAAAAGACAGGATTTGCCTATCAAAACTGTCAATTGCTTTACCTGTTGATTTAATCCAAAATGCTTTTCTAAAACAAATCTTTCAGTATTATTTAATGTAGATATACTCCTTTGCATGTCAAATCTTAAAGATTCATCAATTGCTAAAAAACTATCTGGAGAATTTTTTTCTCCATCAGATGATCTTAAAATTTCTAATAATGATTCAGAATCTTCATCATTTGATAGTGGAGCATCATAAGATTGTATTCTTCCCATAGAAAACAACAATTCTTTTATTTCTTTTTCAGAAAGCTCCATTTCTTCCATTATTTCTTCATCACTGGGCTGGCGATTTAATTTTTGTTCAAGTTTTGAGTGTGCTGTTAAAAAACTTTTTTGAAGTCCTATTTTATTTAACGGAACTCTAATTAACCGGCCATGATTTGAAATAGCTTCCAAAACAGATTGACGAATCCACCAAACTGCAAAAGATATAAATTTAAAGCCTCTGGTTTCGTCAAATTTTCTTGCGGCTTTAATTAGACCTAAATTGCCGTCATTAATAAGATCAATTAAGGGAACACCACGATTTTGATATTGTTTTGATACAGATACAACAAAACGTAAATTGGAATTTACAAGCTCATCAAGAGCTTTTTCACTCCCTTTCTTAATCATAACAGCAAGCTCTATCTCTCTTTCTTTGGTAATTAACTCATATTTAGATATTTCAGCCAAGTATCTATCAACTGCTTTTGTGCTTCTTTCTGTAATTGAGTGGGTAATTTTTAGTTGTCTCATATTTGTTATATTGAATTATTTTTCAATTCAAACGAATATAAAGGCTATTTGTTGCAAATAATTATTTTGTTTCTAAAAAAAACAATCTATCTCTGATTTTAGCACAAAATTCATAGTTTTCTTTATCTAATGCTTTGTTTAACAATGACTTTAAAAAATCGACACTGGTAATCCTTTCTATGTTTTGACTAAACGCATCTTCCATTTTAAGAGTGGTATATCCACTTAACAGCTCATTATCTTTATTTAATTCAGAAGAATAAAAAAACTCAACAGAGCCAGAATTTGCATTTTGAAGTATATTTTGAAGTATAATATCTTGTTCCTCAAAACTCAATTTGTTAAATCTATTAAATTCCTCTTGTTCTTTTTTGGTTATTTCAATTTTAATATCATGATATTCGCTACACATTTTAGATATTTCTTTTGGAAGAAACAAATTTCTAATTCTTATTGAAATAGTGTTTTTAGTGTTTTTTGTGGAAATATTATTAATATTTTCTTTCCTAGTTGCAATAAGAAAACATCCAGTAACTTCATGTATCAGTCCAAGTTTATGAAATATTTCAGGATAATCTTTTTTTCTTTTATTAATATGTTGAATGACTTTATCCTGTTCGTTCAATAAGCCTTCTATATCTACAATAAAATCATCATTTGGGAATATTTTTTCATAATTTATTTTATCAGCCATATTAACATATTCTATGACAATAAAATAGTTTAATTTAGAAACAGAACTTATTCTCTCAATCCCTTCTTTATCTCCTTCGTTTTTTAATTCCAAAAATTTTTCCTGAATTAATTTAAATTCTTCAGATAAAGATTTTGCTCTTCTGAATGTGATTTTTTTAATTATTTTCATGACTAAGAACTTTGTGCTTATAAATAGTGCGAAAAAGCATCTTAACCGTTCCAGTCAAGTTGTTTAAAGAATGATTTTAAAGTATTGAAAGATTCTTCATCAAGAGATAATGAAACAGTACTTTCTTTTGAATCGATGAAGCTAACAGATAAATACTTTACTTGTTTCCCTTTTTCTCTAAATGTTATTAAATCCACCTCAAACTTAGTATTGTCTTCATTGCTTAAACAAATGTAAGTTTGCCCTGGTGTAATTATATTTTTGGTTTTTTCCAACTCTTCCATGGCTTAATTTTTTATAAATTTAACATTATTGAAGAAAAAGTAAATAAATAATCCTTTAAAGAGTTTGTTTGATAATTAAATCAGGGAATGATATAGGGTTGTAATAATTAAAATTAATTCGATTGGTTGCATATCTTGAAACGAGAGGAATATTTGCGGCAAAATCCTGAACATTTATTATTGCCGGCTCTAAAAAAGCCGGAACATAAGGAGCAAAAATATATCCAGATTCTAAAAAAGCTTCTCCTTTACGTCCTATAATAAATTGTTTTAAATCAAGTGAACTATTAGCATCATCAACCCTAATTGTTTTTCCGTTTTTATCATACCAATATTTTAATCCATTCTTTTCTAAATCACACTTACGGCATTTTTCAAACAACACAATACGAGTGAGCGTCGTTTCCTCTTTTTCACTTTTTATCAATTCTTGAATTATTTCTCTATCAATTTTTTTAGCTATTTCTTGGGAAAGCATTGCTGTTAATTCTGCTTCGACATCTATTCCATACATCTGCAGGTCTTGCTCAAGCTCTCTACTAAATGTGCGTTTTGGATTGCCGTTAACATCTTCTGCTTTAATAATGTCATCATATCTATTTGTCCAAATATAATATCCGGAATTATCAATATAATTCCATTTTTTATATTTTTCAATTATGACTTTAGGTTTATGCTTCATTATTCAAATTAAAAGTATTTTTATTCAAAAATCAAGTTAATGTTTTTTTAATGATAATGTCTTCACACAATTTTATTGCTCTTTTAATTGCTATTTTTGAATATTTGAGCATTTTAAAATGGAATCCATATGAAATTTCTTCAGTTTTTTCAAAAAGAACAATTCTTGTTTCTCCATGTATGACAAAATCATAATCTTCTGGCTTATTTGTATTAGAAAAATCAAAGAAACTACCTTCCATTAATATTCACCTTTATTATCCTGCCTTTGCATTTGTATGCTCTCTCTTAGTGGAATTATTAATTTTTCTATTTCTTTTAAAACTTTTCTAGCTCTTACTGCTGCTGTATCGTTTTTTGTTCTCCCTAAAAATTTATATAAATCACCCTCTGTATTTAACAAAAGTTTTCTAAGGTTCTGATACTGTTCGTCTATATTGTGTTCGTCGTAAAACATATTTTAATCAATTATTAAATTTTTATCATCGTCTTTTTTATTTATTCCATCATTAAGACTTTTTAGATGTTTTTCAATATTTTCCATCATTGTCTTAGTTCTGAAATTTACTGCAGCATTATTTTTTTGTAAGCTGTTTTTTGGTTTTTTGTTTTCTGAAAGTGGTTCTTCGGTTCCTAAATCTTCTGCTCCAGATTCATCACCTGTTTCTCCTTCTGCACCGGCATCTAAACCACCTGCACCTGCATCCATTCCTCCAGCACCAGCATCTAAACCACCACCTAATCCTCCACCCATATCCATACCTCCACCAAGTCCACCGCCTCCACTACTCATTCCTCCACCACCAGCATCAGCTCCCGCATCAGCACCTTCTGCTCCGGCAACTTGTCCAGGAACAAATCCAGGTTTTCTAAACTTTCTATCAAGCTCATTAAATATCCCGGTTTCAATATATTCATCTGCAGCACCTTCGATTTCAGCAAACATTTTACGTTCAATTTTCTTTTGTCTAAGAATTTGTTTAATTTCAGATTCAGAAAATCCCATAATATATTGCATTGCCCAAGTATAAGAAACTGGAGAAGTTGGTTCGTTTGTAAATAATTCTTTAAATACTTCAAGCCTCGATTTCATTGTTTCGAGCTTTAGTAACTCTTGTTGAGTAGAAGGATTTGTTAATGTTAATTCAAAATTATTTATATCATCTTCAAAACCCAAGAAATACAAGTGTATATTTGCAATTCTTCTTAATTCTATAACTAAAAATTGTTGAAGTCTGTTTATTGTTCTTGAAAATCTTAAATCCGCTTGAGATAAAGCTGAACCTCCCGGAATTGTTTCTGCATAATTTAAATATGGTTTTGGAACTTTAAGAGCTGCAAATAATTTGTTCTGGAGGTATTCTATATCTTGGATATCCCCGAGATTGGAATTCGAAGTAAAGACGCCACTTGTAAGAGCAAAATTATGAAAATTATGATATAATTCATTTCCATCAATTGTTATTGTTCCTGTATCTTGTTTTTCTTCAAGCCATTCTATAGATATGATTTTGTGATTAAAAAATTCTACTTTACTTTTAAAATCTCTCCAATTAGAATACCCAAAATGTTTCATCATTTTATCAAGATTATTATGGGTAAAACCATTTTTCATCTTTTTTAGTTGTTTATTTTCCTCATTTAACAAATTAAATTCAATCATAAATAAAGAACATTCTGAATTAATATTTTTTAATATTTCTTCTGCTGATAAACCTTCCTTAAATTTACCTACAACAAACTGTAGCATGGTGTTAGAATACTTTATTGTTTGTTTTTCAATGACTGCATTTCTAAATGAATAATCCTTCCATAACTCTGATGAAATTTTGCTTTGCTTAATTTTATATTCTGGAGTATTTTTTACAATTTTTAAAGTCGCACTTGTTTTTTCATAAAATGCTTTTTTATAATCTTCGTCTTTTAATAATTCTTGTAATTTATCAGAACCTTTTTGTGCATTATTTGCACTAATTTTTGCCCTTATTGATTTATCGTCAATACTTAAAGAATTGAAATATTTATTAATCCCATCAGAAATAGATTGATTGTGTTTAATTTCTTGTTCTTCAGTTCTGTTTAAATAATATTCTTCGCGAGCTATTTTTAATTTTTTTAGAACTTCATTTCTAAAATTTTCATTATTATTGTATTTATTTAACCAAGCTTCTACTCCTATTTTTGACCATTCTTTACTCATATTTTGATGAAATTCATAATGGTCTTTATTATTCATCCAAAATAAATTTTCAGGAGAATTATTAAATCTATCAAAATTATAATGGTGAATTGTTTTTTTATCGCAATCAGAATATTTTTCATTAAAAACCATACTTCTTTCTTGGTCTGTTTCTTTAAAATAATTAGCTACCATCCTATGAGAAAAAATCCAATCATTTTTTAAATGGTCATATATCATTTCATAATCATTTCTCTTTTTTCTTATATCATGAGAAGCTGGTGTGAATTTTTTATTAAAAGACCACAAAGACTCTCCTATTAATAAATCTTTTGCTTCTTTTTTGCCATTAAATTTAGTTGGAAATTTATGGTCAGGTGTTACTGTAATTGTCTCTCCGTTATCTAAAGTTATTTTTACAACTTGTGTATTTTTTCTTGTAACTCCCGCCCATGTTATGAACCCCGGAACAATTTCTCCTGTATTTGGATTTATAGAATAAGACCATAAATTTTTATTTCCATTGTCCCATTCCCTTATTATTTCAATCAATTCCAAACTTCTACCATCAAGAAGCTCTATTTTAGTATCTAAAGCGAGGCATGCACCCGGCAAAGTCTCTATACGAGAACTTTTATCGCCGCGAATAGGGAGCCAGTAATCTTCTTCAAATGTGTTTTTCACAAAAACTCCACTGTTAGTGCGGTTTCCAGAGGTATCAAAAGAATACAATGCAAAATTATGTCTATCATGTTGACCATCATTTCCAACAACAGTCATACAATAAACATCATCATCTTCAAATATTGTTTCTGTTCTTAAAACTTTATGATTTTTATATTCATATTGTCCTTTTTCGTTTTGAATTAAATTGTTTTTATTCCATTCTATTCTTAAATTTCTATAATTTTCTTTTTTTAATTCCAACAATAAAGGATTATGTTTTTGTAAAAATTCTGTATAATTATCTATACCATTTTCACGTAAAATCCTTCTTAAATTTCCTTTACTATTAAAAAAAGTATCTACATTTCTTTTTGAATATTTATTTAATTCTTTTATTAAAAAATAAACCCCTGTATTTTTTAGATTATAAATAAAATCTTCTGCATTTACAAAAGTTTCATATTTTTTAATTTCTTCTACAATTAAATCAAAACAATTTTCATCAACCTTAATAGTCATAGAACTTTTTAATTCTTCTCTACTTTCTTCATTTTCCCAACGAGCAGTTAAACTTTTACTTCTTATCTCATCATGTTCTTTATGTAAATCAGAAGAATTATACCAAGCCATTGCCGAAACTGAATTTCTTTCAATATTTTGTTTTATTAATTTTTCTACAAAATCAGGATTTTGCCATTTGACTTTATTTAACTCACCATGCATTTTTTTATGTTCCTCAAAATCTACCCATTTTAAATTGCTAAAAATATTATTATATCGATTAAAGTCCCTATGGTGTAATGTGTTGTGTTTTTCATTTGTTTTTTTAATTTCTTTGCCAATTAATCTATGAACATATTCGTATTTTCCAGAATTTGGATTATAAACTCTTTTGTAAGTTATGTTTTTATTTTTATTTCCTCCAAGTGTTTTAAAATCTTCATAATATGGCATTAAAGCATCTCCATCACATAATTCGCTTGCCATTTTTTCAGAGCCGTCACGGAGCACAAAAGGGTGTTCTGGTGCAGTCAAAACCCAAGTATTATCATCCAACCAAACTTTTGTTAATTTATTTGCAGTGTAATTTTTCCCACACCAAATAACTTTTCCACCAACAACTTGATGCGTTTTGTCTTGAATTGAATACACAAAATTTTCTTTTCCTTCTTCAAATTCTTTTGCCAATTCTTCTATTGTTATTGTTCTTCCATCCAATAATGGAATAGGCGTATTTTTCCAAACCGGCATCGGAGCATATTTCAAATTCACATTACCAGTTGATTGTTCAACCATAGGAGTTTTTTTAACAGAAGCCTTTGCTTTCTCCATGTATTGAGGAACATCTGCGGGGTCTATATTCCCTACCTCAATATAATAAACTCTTCTTTCTGGAGCTCTAATTGCTCTATAAACAAGCATAGCATCTTCTGCTAATTGTAATTGTCTCCAAAGTTTTCTTGCTGGTTCCAAAATTGATCTTCCATAAGGAAGTCTGTTGCTATCTGTTAATATTCTAAAATGAGCTACTTGCCATTCTTCAAAAAATAAATTATTATTATCCCACTTAAATTTACTTGTTCCACTTTCTTCGTCTTTATTTTCTATTCTATGAACTTCACCAACTGGCAACATAATAACATCAAAAATTCCATTTTCTTGGTCAACTTCCAATTTAACAAAAGCATCTCCAAATTTTATTAATTCTCTTGTCCAAAATCCAAGGTTATAATTTATATTTAACACATTGTAGAATAGGTCTTTTAAAGTATTTTTAACTCTTGAATTATCGCTATAAATTTCAAGTATGTTTCCTTTTTCTGATTTCGTAACGCATTCATCTGAAAGGATATCGAGTGCTGCTGACACTTCCGGAGAATTATCCATTGCTCTATAATCTTGATAGGCAGTAAATCTATCAGCTTCATAATACATAGACCTTGTATAAAGGTCTTCATACATTTTTTTAGATTGTATATTTAAAAAATCTTGCTGTTTCTGTTGTTTTGAAGCAAACGGATTTGCTACCGGTGTATTTGTTAAAATACTTTTGTCTGTTTCTTTATTATCTCTTCCGCCTCTTTTTAAAGCTTTAAAAATTCCAGAAAATACACTTTCATCTTGTTCTGCCATTTTATTTTTATTTATTATTCAAATTAATCGTTTTTTTTACTTAAAGTCAATGTTTAACCTTTTGATATTGGTCCATATAACCAACTTAAATCTGAGTCAGGAGTTTGAATGTTCCTTTGACCATCCTCTTTTTGTGTGTTTGTTGGTATTCCTCTGCTATTTGATTGAAAACTTATTGAATCTAACATTGCTTTAAAAAATTCTTTACTTTTAAATACATTATCAAATTCCGTGTCTCTCATAAATAAAGCTATAGCAAAAGCAAAAATAAGGTCATCGTGATATCCATCAGCGTGCTCAGGCTTATCACCTTTGTTTATAAATGTTCTAAATTCGCTAAGTAATCTTTTTGAATTTATCTTTACCTGAGTTTCTCTCATGTATTTTGCAAGACAACTCATAAGTAATGGCCTTGTTTTCGTTGTTGTTTGAAATCCTGGTATCTCACTATCTTGGTCAACATAGTCAACACCACCGTGACGAACATAAATTTTCTTTATTGATTTGGAATGATGTATTTTTTCTGTTGGATATTTTAAGACGTTTTTAAGAGCCAGAGTTGTTGCCAAACCGTGATTATTACATTCAGCTGCAACAAAAGCCATATTATAATCTGTGGCTACTTTATAAATCAATTCAGCAAAAATGTCTGGCGGAATTTTGCCTTGATATTCTGCAACTTGATTAAGTGTATCAGCATCAATAACTTCAACTGTTGAAAAATCCTCGCCATCTCCCCTTGAGATATCACAATTATGAGTAGTAATATTTTTACATAAAAAAGTATGATTTTCCGTTTCAAAATTGTAAACATTTCCTTTGTATAGTATTTTATTTACATCTTTTATTTTGAAATATATATTTTCTAAATCTTTACTAAAAAAACAGTCCTTAATTATTCTATTGTTTTTAAGTATAAATTCATGAGAATACTTTAATTTATCAGCTAATTTAACACTATCAAAATGACACAAATTTAATTGGTATGTCTTTTGAGTATTACACTCTCTTATTTTTCCATCTCTTTTAAAATATGCTTTCGATTCATTTCTTAATAATTGTAAACTAGATATTAATCCAATTGAAAATAAAATATCTTGTATTCCCTCTAATAACTCCAATGAAATGCTAACAAATGATATTCTTGAGTCACCTCTAAGCCCTTCTTTGAACCAACATCCATCACCTTCTAAATAACCTTTTATTAATTCTAATTTATAGTTTTCAGGTAAAAATTTAACCCATTCAGGTAATATTTTATTTTTTGCTCCTTTTCCAAAATTTTCATTTATAAATTCAAAAATCTGTTTAGATGTAAATTGTGTGCTTATTGAATTTTCTATTTCTTTAATTGTTGTGCATACACTTTTATTATATTTACTAAATATATTTTTTATTTTTTTAACAAAATATTGTTCTGTTTTATTATTATGTGAAGTACATATATTGTAAGAATTTTTGTTTTTTATTGTCCAACCTTCTGCCAGCCACATTCCAATAAACCACCAGAATTCCTCATCTAATAATGGATTTTTTATAATAAAATCTTTTCTCGTTGAATTTTCATATTTATTCCATTTTTCTTTTATTTCAGAAGATTCCAGTATATTGTTTTTATAAATATTTGGATAAATTAACCAATCTCCAATTTTAATATCTTTGGCTTCTAAAAATTCTAATGGAACATCCCAATACCTCTCATTAAATCTATATATTTCATGATTTAGTTTATAGTTTCTTTTCAATTTTACTTTGTTTGATGATAAGATTGGATGATTTGCTGTGAATTTTGTTTTTCTATAAACATTAGAAGGTTTTATTTCATAAACACAATCTTCTATATCGCTTGTAATTTGTATGTTTTTAATATTTACATATTCTCCATTTTTATCAACTAATAAATCATTAAAATCAATGTCTTCTATATTTTTTAATCCACTATTTGTTAAAACTTTTTCTCCTGTTGGTAAACACCCTATTATATAATTCCTTTTAGGTTGTGGTTTTTCCCAAACATAAAATTTTGTTTCTCTTGAAACAAATCGTTCTGAAGGTTCTTTATAATCATAATAACATACCGGTTTAATATCAGCACAATGACTATCATATTTATCTATAATCCAGCTTTCAATAACAACTGCAGCAGAACCTTCAAATGATAAATCTAACTCTTGTGCAATTTTCACCTTATCCCATTTTAAGAGCTCACACTGTTTTTCATACCAAGGACTCCACCAGAATTTTTTTCCATGTTCATCTGTTCTTTGTTCTAAATCTTTAGCATAATATGGGTGACGATTCCAATGTACTTCTGTTCCAACAAAAGCATTTTTATCAGTTTTTTGTTTTTTTATTGTTTCCGTCCATGTAGCATGATATAATCCTGAACTTCCGTTTGGCGTTGAAACCATTATACACTTAGCACTTTCAGCAGATAAAGCTAAACCAGCTGCCATCCATATTTCTTCTGCATTATCAATAAATGCTGTTTCATCCAAAATTAGCATAGTTAAAGTTTCTCCTCTACCGGCGTTACCGCCTGATGCTACAGCTTTACACCAGCTTCCATTAGAAAATATAATTTGTTGAGTGTTGTTTGTTGGAACTACATCTGGCCTTAAAAATGCCGGAAGATAATCCAAAAATTGTTTTACTGAACCCAAGAATCTTCTTGCTCCAGCACCATCATTAGCAACAATAAGTATTCTTTCATTTTCATTAAAAAGCATTTTCCAACAAACATATCCTGATGTTATGACAGAAATTCCGGTCTGCCGCGATTTTAAGATAATATTATTTTTGTTTGACACATAATTTTCAAGAACTTCTTTTTGAATATCGTAAAGAGTTAATTTATCAATAGTGCTTTTAGTAATATCAAATATATACCCATAGTTATTTAAAAAATAAATGGGATTTTTTGCACATTTAATAAATTCAATTGTTTCTTCTTGTGTCATAGTATTTTATAAATAGGTAATTATTTGGCATTTTCACACACAAAATGCCAGACAATCAACTATTCTATCTTTCAGGAATTAGATATGAGAAAAATTTAATAGAAATAAGTGGTAGGTTATCACAAAAAGACACAGATTCAAGAATACACCCTCTTAAAGACATTATTGTACTATTATTTGAGGTATTATAATTAAAAAAGGATATATCAGCTCCTCCGGAATATGGCTTTCCTTTAGAAAAACATTCAACCCATTTTAAAAATTCAGATGAAGAATTATTGTCTACAGAAGAACAAATTTGAATATCAAATGAATCAAAATTCATTACAAATTGTCCATAATCATCAGATGACATTTTTCCTTTTACATTTGGAAAAATACTATCGTTAAATGTTTTGAATTTTACAATCAATTCAGAATTTTTTTTAGATTTTGGAAAATGAAATTTCATTCCGAAACAATCATTTTTTAACTTATGTGGAAATTTTTCAATAATAACTTGACGATTGTTTACGTTCTCTAAAAATTTTCTTATCATTTTTAAATACCATTTATATCTTTGAAAATATTTATTTCTATAAATCCTGATGTTGGCACTGTCATTTTTGTTCCACCAGAAAAAAACAATTCAAACTCAGCTTTATATTTGCCAACAGTATCAGTATCTCCCTCTAACCAATTATATTGAATGGTTCCGCCAGAAACTGAATTTGTAGTTGCAGTCATTGAAGAAATTTTTAAATTCCCTAAATTATCAGCCATAGAAAATGTACAAGCTGTTACTGCACTTAAATCAAAGGCAATAATGGAATCTAACTCATCTCTTGTTTTTATATTTACTTGAAGTGATGGAAGCGTATCATATTGCTTCATTTTAAGCACTTTTATATTTTGTTGCATTGCTTATTTTTATTATATTTCTATATCAATTCCATATACCGAAGAAATAACTTCTATATCAATAGAAAAATTAATATCAATTATTAAATCTATCATGCTTTGGCTTTAAAATAAATAGTTCTCAAAAAAAGAGAGAGACTGAAAATTTCAACCTCTCTCTTTTATATTTGCTATTAAAATTAGCTTATGCCAAAAGACATCTGTCTGGCTGTACAGTGATTTTACATTTAATAATATCATCAGAGCCATAATCATATGAATCGAAATCTGCTGACGTAATAAAACATCCAACCATTGTCCATTTTTCAACATCTTCACCAACCCCATCAACAGCTTTAAGGACAAGGTTCTTTTTATATCCTACAGCATATCCCATTTTACCGGTAGCTGATTCAGCATGTAAACGAACCCATTCCATAACTTTTTGTGTGGTTGATGGTCCGATTACGTCGATAAATTCAATATCAATAGTTTCCCATTTATAGCGTCCAGCAACAAATGTTGAGGTATTCATGTATTGCAGCTCAGTCGAATTGATTGTTATCTTTGGCTTTCCGGAGGTTTGCACTAAATAAGATTCGAATCCTAATTCAGTTGGAAATTCAAGACTGAATCTATTTTTTCTTTTTGGTTCTTGTTCGATTGGAACAGGACGGAACATTATAACTCCCATGTTTTTATTATTAAGTTTTCTTATAAATACTAAAAAAAAAAAATTCTATGATTTAAAAAATAAAAACAAATTTGTTTATTATTTGTTTTTTAATTTTATTTTGCTATATTTACATAAATACACAATGCTTACGTTATGGGAAAAATAAAAAAATGTGCAATTTGTCAAAATGATTTTGATCCAGGTAAACATAATCATGTTTTAACTTGTTCAAAAGATTGTTATAAAGAATTAAGAAAACAAAGCAGTGATGAGAAAGTAAAAAAATTTAAAGAAACATATGCTGAAAAATTTGGTTCCAGAGAAAAAGAATGTGCTACATGTGGTAATATATTTAATACCGGAAAACATAAATCAAAATTAAATTGTTCTCCAGAGTGTTTAAAAATATACAAAGAAAAACACAAAGATGAGCGAATGCAAAAAACGAGAGATGCAATACAGGAAAAGTATGGAGTTGACCATCCGTCTCAAATAGAAGGATTTGCAGAAAAGGTAAAACAAACAAAAAAAGAAAGATACGGAGATGAAAACTACACAAACAGAGAACAAGCTAAAGAAACCTGCATTGAAAGATATGGAGTTGAAAATGTTTTACAATTAGAAAATTTTTCAATAAAATCCAAAGAAATTAAATTAGAAAAATATGGTGATGAAAACTATAACAATAGAGATAAAGCTAAAGAAACAATTCTTGAAAAATATGGAGTGGAACATCATCTTCAATTAGAAGAGTTTTTAGATAAAATGAAAGAAACAAATTTAAAAAAATATGGAGCAGAACATGCAATAAACAATGCTGAAGTTCGCGAAAAAATGCTTAAAACAATGCAGGAAAAGTATGGATATAATTACTTTTTTGAATCTAGTGAATTCAAAAATGAACAAAGAGAAAAATCTATAAAAACTATTGGAGAAATATTAAAAAAAGGAAACTTAAGTTTTGATTTCAATAGTTATACAACAATTTCTTCTGGAAAAACATGGGATTCACACATAAATTATGAAGTAAAATGTAATAAGTGTGAAAATGTTTTTCTGACAATTTTTAATAGAAATGTCCCAATTTGTAGAGTGTGTAATCCAATAAAATATTCAAAACCAGAAATGGACATTAAAAACTTATTAGATGAACTTAATATTGAATACATACAAAACACAAAAAGAATAATTTCTCCATTAGAATTAGATTTTTTTATTCCAAAATTCAACCTTGCTTTAGAAATTAATGGAAATTACTATCATTCAGAAATCTCGGGTGAAAGAGATAAAATATATCATTTGCACAAAACAAGGCTATGTGAAAGAGAAGGAATTAAGTTAATTCATATTTTTGATGATGAAATTAGAGATAGAAAAGAAATAGTACACAGCAGAATATTAAATTTAATAAACAAGACAAACAATAAGATTTATGCAAGAAAATGCGAAATAAAAGAAGTGTCAAATAAAGATAAAAATGAATTTTTAAATAGAAATCATATACAATGGACTTCGGTTGACTCAATTCGATATGGCTTATATTTTAATTCTGAATTAGTTTCAATTATGACTTTTTCTAAAAAAAGAATTGTAACCGGTTTTAAAGAATCAAAAGAAGGGGAATTTGAATTAAATAGATTTTGTTCGCTTATAAATACAAATGTCGTAGGTGGATTTGAAAAATTATTAAGTCACTTCAAAAAAAATAATAATTTCACATCAATAATTTCATATGCTGACTGCAGATGGTCAGGCATAAATTCAGAAAATACCGTATATTCTAAAAATGGTTTTAAATTTTTAGGACAAAGTAAACCAAGTTATTTTTATTTAAATACGAAAGATTACTTAAATCGATTTCACAGATTTACTTACAATAAACAAACACTTCTAAAAGAATTCAATGGAGACCCCTCAAAAACGGAATGGGATTTAGCTCAAGAAAATGGATTTGATAGAATTTGGGATTGTGGTACATTAAAATTTGAACTAACAAACGAAATTAAATAAATGGATTACCGGCTATTTTTAAATTATCTATTGTTTCTTCTATTTTTTTACAAGAATTAATAAATTCTAAAACATCTTCAGAAGAAAGATTAAACCATTCTCCCTTCAATAATTCAAAATCATATTGAAAATTATCCGGAGTCTTTTTAGAAATAAACATACTGTGAAGGATTGCTTCTACCTTAAAGGGATATTTGCTATCATAAGTAGTTATTATTGAAATTTCGTAAGGATTACCGGTTTGAAGTTGTTTTAATCTCTTGTTCTTATTAACAGAAACTCCTATTTTGTATAGGTTGTTTGTTTTGCAAAA